GGTGCCGCACAGCCCACAGTCGCCGCCAAGAGGGATATTCTCATTCAGTCTTTTACAAAAGAGATGAGTAGACGAGGCGTGGAACTCACTGATGAGATATATGGTCAGATTATAGCTGCACAGCGAAGTTTAGGGACATCTGACATACGTTCTAAATCTTTGTTATTTGACATTATTGCAAGGCGACACGGAGGTAGTAGGAAAACTACTATTTCAGAGATTCTCCACGATGTCTCTAAATTTGAAATGAATAGATTAGAGGTCGGGATACGTAGGGGAGGGTATGACGGCGACTTATACGAACTGATTATGAGGGAGATAGATGACATAGTACATGCTCCTGATATCCCAAAGACACGCCGCCAAGTAAAACTTGATCCTCGTCTTGAAGATCTTATCAAAGAGAGAGGTTTAGACGGCAATGAAAAAAGCGTGATACAACGTGCAGTGAACGAAATATGGTTAGAAGGCGGTGATCCTTACATGGTCGGACGGGCAATTATGGAATTACGGGCCAAAGCGAAAGGTCTACCTCCTCCTACTTCTGCTGTTAATGATTCATCAGCCGGTCTTCTTAATATGATTATGTCTCCTGGGATAGTGGGTACGAAAGAGGGGAGGATCGCCGTTCAACAGTTTGACGGTGCCCGCAAATATACGGCTGCCCAGCTAAAGGACTGGTCGAACGATAGTAATAGAGCGATAAAGGAAATCTATAAAAAGGCGACTGGCAAGAAGGATGCTCAGGGTTTTAAGGAAGGGATCAAAATAGTAAGTGGTGAGCCTCAAATATCTCCAACTTTAGGATATAAGTTACTTAAGCATCTACATGGTGAAGGAGAGGCACCTCTACAATGGAAGAAATACCTTGAGAAGCTGAAGGAATATATAAGGATCGAAGAAAGCGATATGTTGGCTTACGACCACAGCTTCTCTAAGAAGATGCTTGCGGGGACCTATTTCCCTAGACTATGGAAAGATGGTCACGGGGTACCCATGACGCTCGATAAAGCCTTTTTCTTGTATCAGCGCACAGACATGTTATTTGAAGATCTGTTTAAGGCAGGATTTGTACCTTTGTCCTGGAATCCGATGCATATGGTAGCCCTTCGTCGGATGGCTGGAATCCAGTTACGTGAATTAGACTTAGTTGCAAAGCGAATGGAGATCGCTAATGAAGTTATAGCAGTCAGTTCAAAAGATTATGGTAGGACCCTTATAGATATCAATACCGGCAAGAAGTTATCAAAAAAATGGAGAGTACCTCAGATAGGTGCTCCATTTGAACCAAGAATGAAAATCGGAATTCGGCAATCAGGCGATCTTAAGCTGGATGATGTGACTAATGGTTTAGCGGTAAGAAATGCTAGGGCTCATGAGCTTGAGAGTGTCTATGGCATTCCTTATAGTGGTGATAGTTTTTTGAAGAAGCTAGATAAATTCGGCACAACCACAAAACTTGTAAAGTTATTTGGAACATTTTTCCAGCATTTTGACCTAGGTGCTCGTACTACGTTTGCGGCTGCGACTAAGACCTCAGTGATGAGCGGCGGCGGCGCCCTTATATCAGTGCCTTATTGGCGGTATATAGGGAGGATGTTTGCGGGACAGTTCTTTCCGCGTAAGCGTGAAGAGCTACTTAAGCGAATTATATCTAACGAGCCTTTCATTAAAGGCCGTAATATTACACCGGCGACGGTATATCAGCATGGCTGGAATGCAGGCGGGGACATCTCTCTTCTTAAGAGGGACACCTTAGATACTATCGAAGAAATCGCTAAAACCACTACTACTCCCCCAGGTATGGGTCCAACAATCGCACGACGACTTGACAGACTTTATGCCTGGTTCAAAGAGGGTCTGTTCGATAATGCGTGGCCCCTGTCACAGGAGTACGCACTTAGGCATTTTATAGTGCCTAAGCTAGCAAAGATTCATCCCACATGGTCGGACGACTTAATTTCTGCTGATGCAGCACTGGAGGTTAACTTTATGTTTTCCTCCCAGGCTGTTTGGCAGTCGATCCTAAAGGACCCTCAGTTTAGGCAGTGGTCCAGAATCGCTCTTTTCAGTCCGAACGAAACAGAGGCCTGGCTACAACAGGCCTTGAGAGCTGTGTCAGGAGAAAACAAAGCGTTATGGCAAGAATATTGGCTCGGTATGGGCATAACGCTTGTCGTTATGGCTAACGCGATCCATATGGTTAGTACACAGGGGAAGCCATTGCCCGCAGAACGATATATACCATTCAATTTTGATTTTGGATGGGGCTTCAACAATCTTTTCCTGAGTCCTAATGCGCCTTTTACGGGCCTCGGCGGCGCAGAACTACATATAGATCTTTTGGGACAGGCCGATACAGTACTGAGATTAATCTCAAATCCTCAGCGGTTTGTACGAGACCGTTTTAGCACTATCGCAGGTGCGGGGACGACACAGGTAACTAGCACCGCTTATGGGGGATATAAGATTAAGGGTTGGAAAGATCGTATCGCGCAGCTTGCCGTAGACCTTGGTTTGCCGATAGGTGCTGCTTCGTTAGCAGAGATTATTAGGCAATCTTTCGGCTTGGACTATATCTTTAACCCGAATGAGCCTCGTATAGGATTGTTTGGTAACCTAACGTCGGGGACAGGCCTGCCTATTCACGCTGAATCCGTTCGTTCGCGAATGCTTAAATTGGCAGAATCTAACAATTTTAGGGAGCGCCGGGCGAAGACAGGGATGCCAGAATGGGACGGCTCTTACGATAGCTTAGAGCCGTTTGAAGTTGCGGAACTCAATAACCATCCGTCCATAAGGGAATATCGTGATGTACTAGGAGAGCTCCCGTCGAAAAAATCACGCAAGATGATTGAGGACCTGTACGACGATCAGATAGTGTCAGATAGAAGAGTAGGCGTTTGGGACCGTAATTTATTACGGTGGATAGAGTCGATGCCATATGCCGGGGACACCGAATTCGGTGCCCCCCGTTTGAGGCCGGATAGATGGGTAAGAGACTTAAGACTACGTCAGATAGCAACACATGCCAAACGCGAGGCCATAGAGGTATATGAGGAGAGGGAGTATAAGACCCCTAAAGGTGGGGTAGAAGCGGCACGAAATAAATACTATGAGCTAGTAACGGAGTATTTCGGTAAGGATTCAGGTGCATCGCAAGATGAGCAATGGGATGACGTAAGATCCGAGTTTATGGCCACGCTAACTCCTGAAGAACAAAGGTATGTAGAGATGAATATTACTCCAAATAGAACACCTCTAATTAAAGAGTATATGGACGACATGAAGATATTAGATGAGGGCTATTTTTACATAACATCAATGGTGATGGAGAAGCAGAACATAAAGAAAAAGTACGCGTACTATCAGGATTTGGGACCAGGTAAGAAACAGGTCTTTAGACAAGGCCGGGAAAATGATGATTTAGACATCGCCCTTAAGGTAGCGACGGAATTAAAGCTCAAAGCGCGAGAACAACATTCTATAATAGACGAGTTGTTATATAAGTGGGGACTTACCTATAAACTTAGGTCTCCTGCCTTAATAAAACAAATGGAACAGCTCGCATCTTCACCGGCCTATACTCCGTCACCAACAAGTCCAAGCATACCGCAACAAGTCCAAGACACGGATCAACGTACTATTCCCGTGCACAAGACACTAGCAGAGTTAGTAGGACTTATAAACTAGCAGACTTAGTAGGAATTTCTCAATATGGGTGAGAATAATGTGTGAGGATAGAAATAACAGTATCTACACAGAGTGTCGGGATGCTGTCTTTCGTATGAAGGGAGGAAATAGGGGCGTTTCCAACAAGGAGATGCGACGCATTCTGGACAAATTTGGCGGGTGTATGATCACTGATAGACATACTGTATTGACAAGCCAACGAAAAACGATGTAATCTCGTAGGTAACATATAGCGGTATATGGTCGATTCAGACCCAAGGGCCGAACGCCTTGGGTCTTATTTTGGGAGGAAGACGATGGTGCAGCGATCAGAGACGGATGCTCAGGCTGTTGTTAACACCGATGCGGCAGAAGATCAGGTTCTCGATCAGCAAGCAGACGGTGTAGAGACTCAGGATGAGCAGGAAGATCTCGATTATAAGGCGCTCTTAGATGCCGAACGTACTAAGACTAAGAAGCTAGAGCAGGACTTTAAGGCGCTAAACGTTGGTACCATGCGTCAACGTGACCGTGATCGTGTGATGTCAGAGATCAGTGACCGAATAGGCGCTATTGAGCAATCGAACGGCGCACTCATACGAGGTCTAAGTTCTGGAGAGGTCGAATCTCTACCAGAAGAATTAGAGGGTATCCAAAATCAGCAGGCCGTAGTTAGAGAACAGCAAGACTTTGATTCAGCAGGTCAAGAGATATGGGAGTCGATTCAGGAAGCGATGCTTGACCCTGAAGGTAAGCCGTTGCTGGACATAAATACGATCCCAGAGCTACAAGAGCTTCGTGATAGCTGGGACGCCGCTGTTTCAGGAAAGAACTATCGAGAAATGACCCGTGTGAACAGAGTATTTCAGCGTATTGGTCGTCTGGCAGAACGCAAGAAGCTACAGGACAACTTGGCACAAGCGAAGAGGCAGGCCCGTAAAGAAGCCTTGGACGATGCCGATGTCCACGACATGAGTACCGGCAATTCAAGTGCTGGTCAAAGTATGACCGATAGTCATTGGTATTATAACCAGTATGCTACCGGCAAATCAGATGACCATCAAAGGGCCGCTAAGATATCACGGGGCCTTGGTCTAAAAAAATAAATGACAAACAGGAGGAATCGTAATGGCAAGTGGTGATACTACTACTCAATCACTAGCCGACAGTCTGCCCACGGTTATCGCCCAGGCACGTCAGATCCGTGAGTTTGAAGGCGTCATGCCTCAGCTTGTGGACAAGGTGACGCTACCTGAGGGTACTGGCAATAGTTGGCATGAGGTCTCGATGGCGGCACTGGCGGCTCAGTCAGTAACCGAAAACGAACGACTGGACAATCCTCAGCAGATGAGCGATACCCTATTCAGTATTACTCCCACGGTTGTGGGCGTACAGACCTTGCTGACCGACAGGGTAAGGGCGCGTATTTCATCGGCTGCTTACGCACAGCTAGGTAGCCTCGCCCAGAACGCGATTCAGAGGAAGAAGGACGAAGACGGCCTTACCGTCCTAGACGGAGCCACTACTTCTCTTTGCGGGGCGGGAACTGCACTCACATCCGGTCATATCGCCGCAGGCAGGAATCGTATCAGCTCCAATGCAACGGAGCCCGGAAATCCGCCATACAGGGTGGTTTTGCACGGATTCCAGATAAAGGATATCCATGACCAGCTCGCTGTGGTCGGGACATATCCAGTTCCAGATGGGTTGAGCGCACGAGTGTTTACAGACTTCTTCTCTGGGTCAGTCGCTGGCGCACAGGTATACGAGGACGGGAACATCACTATTGATGGATCTGACGACGCTAAGGGAGGAGTATTCGCGCAGGAGGCCATAGTGCTTGTACAGGCGCGAATGCCTCGTACTGAGACACGTAGAGAGCCTCATATCGGTGGTGGCGCTGACAGTGTGTTCTTGTACGACGAGTACGCATACGGCGAACGTGCGGCGGGATCATGGTTGTACGAGTTGTACAGTGATGCAACTGCTCCTACCAGTTAAATATGAACTCACGTAGAACGGCATGGTCTGAGGCGCACGGTCCAATCCCTAAGGGGTGGATCGTGCATAACCTCAACGGCAATATGTGGGACGATAGACTTTGTAACTTGGCAGCTATCCCCCGCAAGACGGACAATATAAGCCAGGTAATCGCTCCCTACAGGGCGCGGGTAAGAAGGCTGGAGCTACAGCTTCAGAATAAGGAGAGGTCGTAATGGCAACAGTTCAGAGTGGAAGAGGTCGAATAGAGCTATTCGAGGACTTCCTATCAGGTGAGGATATAGTATCGAACACGGGAGTAACTAGGGCTTTTGGGAGTTCAGGATTCCGGGTCGTAGGACAGGGCATTGCTGAGACTGACTCAGGTATTACCGTTTTGGAGTCGAATGGCTTGAACGGTGTCGGCGTATTGACCACAACCAACGAGGACGCCCATAGCTGTGGTGTCACGACAGGGCTGGTATTCGATGCAGGCAAAATGGGTACGCTCGTTGCCGAGTGTCGGGTCCAGTTTCCTGATTTAGATACAAAAGCCTTCTGGTTCGGGTTCACCGATGTGAACAGTGACACGACTATTCTTGAAGGCAATCAACTTGTTGCGTCAGGTGCGAGCCTAACCCTCTCGGCATCGGATCTTTGTGGGTTCCTATTAGATTCAGAAGCCACCGACGACGAAGACTGGATTATGGCCTATAACGGTGGTACCACAAGCGGTGAGACTACTATTGCCAGCATTGATGCCGATGACGATGCGGTAGCTGGTGAATTCCAGATACTACGTCTGGAGGTTGATCCTAACGGTACGGCACGTTGGTATATTGACGGTGTGCTGAAGCAGACTAAGGCGGGCGCACTCGCTACAGGTACCGATGTAGGCCTATTGGCTATGATAGAGGCCAGAAGTGCTGCTATTGAGTACGCATGGCTGGATTATGTCTCTGTTACCGCCAATCGTGATTGGACTGTCTAGAGCTTTATCCAGGGGGCCTTTAGGATAACTGGGGGTCCCCTGGATAGAATAAATATGAAACTAAATATCAAGCAGCTTGTAGAGATGTACGGTGAGCAAGCCATCACCGTGAAGGTGATGGAGGAGCAGATCGCTGCGCTTAACGCAGAGATCGCAAAAATGCGTGAACAATCTGATACTCCTAAGGATACTGGAGTACCCCTGACACCAGTCAGCCAGGATCAGTGGCCGAGAGCAGGAGCACTATACGGGAACCAATAAGTAGGAGTGGCTAGATGGTACTCGACAGGACTAGAATAGTTCTAAAGGTTGATACGGTAGATCCTAACGAAGGATGTTACAACCTGTCGGAGTTAGATCAGCAATCTCCTGGGAATCACGGCTGGCACCGATATCAGATCATCATCGTGGTACGAAACGATACTCTTGCTGAGTATCGAGAGGACTTAGGTCCTAGAACTAATTTCCCTAATAGCAACCAGTTCAGAATACCGGGATATGATGATCCCAACGGATGGCCGTGCAATATTATTGAAACTGTTGGGCGACTCAAGGCGTTTGCGGAGGATATGAGGAACAACCCATTTGTGATACAAGCGCCTAGCCTAGATTTGGTCCAGGGATATTGGGACGCAATGGAGATGAAGCAAGGGAGCCAACATGACTACCGAAACCTCTACCGAGGGATACCTAGAGTCTCTGCTAGAGGGCGCTGAGACTGCGCCAGAGCCGGGCGAGACCCGTGAAAAAGATATCGTTCATCGTGGGGACGAAGGATTGCCAGCGCCTATGGGCGTTACTCAAGTCTCTAGTGCTGGTTATTACTATATCTACGACACTATAACAGGGGACCGTAGCACTACTAATCGCAATATGCTACCGACGCAGCTCAGTAAGTTGCGCTCTGACGGCACTCGCGTATTCAGCACTCGAAGACCTGTTGACGATAATGGTAATCCCATCACACCTAAAATGGGACGGATCAAGTGTCGGTTACATGCCGACGATCCAGAGCGTGAGTATTTTGACGAACTAGGGCTTGCCCATTGCGTGAAGTCAAATCTCGCTTCCGCGTATCAGCTCCAGGTGCATATGTCCCATCGACATTCAGAGGAGTGGGCTGCGATAGAGTCTGAGAGAGAGGCCCTTGAGCGTGAAGAGGACAGGGCATTCCAGAGGCATCTTTTCGAGGCAGCGACACTACGTTCTGTTCCCGTACCGGCAGCTCCAGAGCGCAGCTCTGAGAAGATACAATCTGATAAGGACAAGATGGCTCGTGCCAGGGCGGCCAAGCGCCCGCGGAGGTGATCTAATGGCCGGATCGGGATATGACACTCATTTCGATAGTGACGGGGACAATAGTGCCCAGGCGGCGCGAACGACTGGTACTCGCCTTTTTGGCATAGAGGTATCTAACACTAATACTGCTGATGCCTATCTCCAGTTGTTCAACGCATCGACCAGCGGCGTTACAGTTGGCTCGACTACCCCAAAGTTGTCGTTACTGGTACCAGCAGGTTCAGGTAGTAACGACGGTGCAATGGACAAGGATTTTACCGATGGGATAGAGTTTGATACGGCATTGACATATGCCTGTACAACGTCGGCCACAGGGAGCGGAGATCCCTCAACCGGCTTAATTTTGAATTTATGGTTCAGGGGGTAGATAATGCCGTTTATACACCCTCCTAATATAGATGGAGTAGCCCTCGGCGCTACTACTAAGCTGACCGCAATTACCGTCGATGAAGATGGCATTGACGTAGATCCTACGGGCGATGCCGATGCTGACCTACTGACGGTTGGTGTAACTGGAACGCCAAAGATATTCTGGGACGATTCGGACGATAGATTCACTGCAAATGTTGGCATTGATCTGGATGGTGTTGTCGGGATAGATTTCACACCCGGCAGTGACGCCGACACGGACTTGTTGACTGTGCAGGTGGATGGTACACCTCGTATGTTTTGGGACGAATCTGAGGACAGGTTCTCCCTGACCCACGGGATCAACATATTCCCTGCGTCCGCCGACGAAGAACTGATGCACCTCAAAAACGTTGGCGGAACGAACTGGAATACATATCCCGCTAAAATGTGGGGCGGCTTTAACGCTGGGTTAGCGGACGATACGGCCTGCACGTTCCTCACTGCCACCATCGGTGGGTTGTTCATGTTGGTTACGTGCCGCACAGGGGCGTCTGTAGCGACTGCCCTGATCGGCGGACGGGCCGCCAGCTCCCCCGCAGCCACGATCCTGAGCCAGGGAGGGGCATTCACAATAGCTGTGAGCACCTCTGACGTTAGCGGTAGCACAGGGACCGACGGACAGGTTACCGTATCGATCAGGGATGGTGTAATAGAATTTGAAAACCGAGCAGGAGGGGCTCTCACTATTTCCCTCCTTGTCATAGGAGCAGGATAGGAGTAAAGATGCCACTTACAGCGGGATCTACGCAGACCGTCAGCCAGATTCGAGCGGACATTTACGAAATCACGGAGTGTTCAATCGATTTCGTAAGGGAGCGTATCTCGGTACGTTACCGAACCAAGCTCACAGCGGACGCTGATTGGACGCATCCAGAACAGTTTTCCTTGGCTTTCTCCGCGGTGAACACTGCGTCCCTATTGTCCACGCTATACACACAGGCTCAGAGCGCGGGTTCCCTGCCTTCGGGGAGTGTTTCCTAATATAGTATGGCTACAACTACTCTGAGCACCATGCGGCAGAGGTTGAGTGAGGCTATCGGGGACTACTATTCCCTGACGGCCACTGGCGGCAGTACCTCGACGTTGGTTGATACAGCTCTGGCAGATTATACGGAAAGCAACGACGGTATACAGGGCTGGGTTAAGATGACGTCTGGCGCTGCTAGCGGGGACCTTCGGAGGATTAAGGGTAGTAGCGGTTACACGGCGTCCTCAACCACGATAGCCCCCACGAGAAATTTCTCTGGCACCGTTGCCAACACGCACACCTACGAGTGGCATCCTAGAGTGAGCCCAGTCGATAAGGACAACGCCATCCTTAGGGCCATCGAGGAGTTATTCCCGTATCTATATCTGCCTATCAGGGACGAGACCCTATTTGTCGATGACCGTCTGGCTAACTCGGACTTCGAGACATTCTCAGGAGGTGCGTTCACCTCCTGGACTAGCGTAGGGAGTCCCACGTTGGCCGCAGAGACGAGTATTGTCATACATGGCAGCCAGGCAGCAAAGGTTACGTCCGGGGGCGGTGCTGTAGGGCAACTAACTCAGGCGCCGACAATCAACATAAATGAGATTACTAATAAGCAGGCATCGTTCAAATGCTGGGTCTATGCTACTGCTGCGGACGTTGTTAGGGTTCGTTTAGATTGGGACGGCACCAATTTCAAAAACAGTGCTTATCACAGTGGAAGCGATCAGTGGGAGCTGCTAGGAGCTACGGCTACGGTGCCGTCCTCTGCCACACAGGTGAAGGCCATATGCGAGGTGGCAGCGGGAGGAGAGGTAGGATACTTCGATAGGTCATATTTGGATATAGGTGCGATCTATAAGTATACGATTCCTACGACCTTACAGCGTGGTCCGTACTACGTTCGGCAGCAAGACAGTGAGACCCATCCTGAGGGGCCATACTATTCTATCGGCAAGGCCAACATACCTACAGCAGGTCGGATCTTACGCCTTGAGGGGATGGATTTACTGACCCGGCCTAGTAGTGATACTGCCACCACGGAGGTTGACGGAGAGCGTGTCAACCTGATAGTGGAAAAGGCAAAAGAGATACTCTATCGTATGTTATCAGGGCGTACTGCGTCCCCGGAGTCTCGCGATCAATTCCTAAGGGATTCCAGAGAGGCAGGTATCAATGTATTACAGATGCTGCGCCAGCCCGGATTATCCATGATGCCCATGAGTGCCGAGAATTCTAACGGTACATGGCATACCGAGGAGGACGCCAGCGGACGATATCTGGTATTTGACGGTATACGCTAATGGGCAAAGGACACATATCGCTCAACGGGGTTGAGTACATGTTACGTCCTCGGAGCGTCATGGGGCAGCAGGTGCTCATAGAAGAATATGCTGTCCCATCGTTCATACCGAGATATACTCAGGGTCAATCCGATCAGGATGCTCGTACCGAGGTCGGCTCCCGCACGTTCGGTCCTCTAACCGGCGGTTTTGGCCGAGACCGCATCACGAGTCAAGAAACGCGGAGCGACGCCGAGTACAGGCGTTTCTACGACGCTACCTGCGACACACGTTGGCCTATCACCTACCTACCGTTAAATCAGGCTACCGCTACGTCTACCGGGCTAGAGGTCCTAAGAGCTAGCGCGGCGTTCAAGGGCGATATTTGGGCTATCTGGGAGGACGACAGTAGCAGAGATATAGTAGCCCGCGACTTCACGGGATCTAGCACTACATGGGGCGGTGGCGGGAACGTCGATGTAGGGGGCTCGGACGTCAAGGTAGGGCTGGATCTTTTAGCTCATAAAACCCACCTCATTTCGCTCCACGCGGAGGAAGACGATCACGAGATCATGCGCTCCACAGACGGAGCCAGTTGGTCTGCGGCCTCGACGCAACTCACTGCTGCACTGCTCACTAATAACGTAACGGCGAACGAAAATATAGACGCTGGTCTGCTGGCCGATATCGGCGGAGAGGTTATTGCTGCGGTCTGGCATGAGTCAGCGGGCACCATAACGTTCTTTTCAAGCAGCAACGCAGGAGACGATTGGACCGACGAGAGCATCGATATAGGATCTGGGAACGGCCCTCAGGGCCTCGCTGTGATGGTTGGCACTGACAACGAAGATAAATTGCTCTTAGGTACCCGTGAGGGCCTCTACGAGATCGATACGGCGCCATCTACCTGGACGTTTCGCATGATCTATCCTATGCCTCCGCATAACTCGAACTGTAAACGAATGACAGTGCATAACGGAGCGTTGTGGTTCGCTCAGGGAGTGGACAACGACAGCCCTGCACCGATCTATCGCATGGAGGTTATGGGGTCGGAGAGGCGGTTTGAGGCTGGTTTGGGTCTAAACGTCGGTGACGGAGTGCCGTCTGATCTGTTAGGTCCTGTGCGATGGATGAAGTCGGTGAACGACTTTCTATTCATCACTATCGGCGGTGGCGCGGCATCGCGCCACGCCAGGGTCCTATGTCATAACGGGGAGGGATGGCACAGTATCTGGAAGGATTCGTCTGATGACAGAGAGAGTCAGTGGTTAGATTTCTCTGCCGACGACGATGGTACGCCTAGACTGCATTGGGGTATCCGCACCGGTTCGACTACGATGGTAGCAGCGTATATCAATCACGCCACGACAAACCCGCAGTCAGGGGTATCGATTGTTCGTACAGAGAGCGGCATTATAGACCTCCCGTACACTGACGGTGGGTTTCCGACGACAAACGGCACCTGGGTAAAGACTGCCGTCAACGCCTCGTCCCTTAGTGCCGACACGGACGGAGAGTATATCGCCATCTCGTTTGGTGTGAACTCGTCGTCGCGCACGGGCACGTCCCTCGGCAATATCGTCAATGGTACGACAGCCTTGAATTTTGGATCGAGTGGCGAGGGCAAAGAGGGATTCAATATTGGTTTGAGGATAACTCTAAACCGCGATAGCAGCACAACCACCGATACTCCCGGACTACGTGAGTTGCAGATCGATTTCATCAAACCAACGGACTATCGAGAGGGATTCCGTTTCGTCATTGATATTGACGCGACGGCAGCCAACAATCAGACCACAGTCGAGCAGATTATAAGTGCCCTAAAGACGGCACGGGATCTAGCTACCCTGCCAGCGTTCTCATACGGCGCCACAGGTACTTTGTATGTGCGGCTCATGCCGCCTATGCGTTTTTCTCAGGACGTTAGGTCGGATAATCTATCAGCTCCTAATACACTGGCTCAACGCGGAGGCATCTGTGAGGTCGTCGTCGAAGAAGTGCGATAATGGCTAATCGCACTTACAGATGTAAGGTCACCAGGGTTATAGACGGTGATACCGTAGACGCCAGTATTGATCTAGGGTTCAAGATCATGTACGCGGACCGTATCAGGCTAATGGGGCTCGACACTCCAGAGTCACGTACCGCCAATAAACGCGAGAAGGTGCTTGGGCTGGCATCTAAGGCAAGGCTCAAGGAATTACTTTCACAAGCCCCAGTGAGTAAACGTGGCGCCAAATGGATTACTCTCGAAACCACTAAGGCTGGTACGGGAAAATTCGGACGGATATTGGGCACACTATGGATAGAGGACCGCAACCTCAATCAGGCACTGATCGATGAGGGCCATGCCCGATGGTATATGGGAGGCAGCAAAGACGAGCTTGGTCCGTGGACGCGAGAGACAGGATGCACCCATTTATGTGGGGGCAGAAAACTAACAAGGCGCCGAGTCTGTGATGGTCAATGGGAACGATGGACTCCAGACGGATACATTAAGTTCTCATAGCCGCCTGGTTACTCTAAAGCTGTGAAGGTGATCTCCACGTAGGTATCGGCCTTTTTCTTAACCCTCTCAGATATCATTGTATATCTGATTATGTGTGCGGGATCATCGTCTATCGCAGCTCCGGCATCGACCAGACCGTCTATGGTAGGACCGCAGGCACAGGCCAGTCCGTCCCAATCGAAGGGCTTGCCTGAATAATACTGGGTTACGGTTACCATAACCTTGTCGGGAGTTACCCAGCCGTTTTCGGCTATCGCCTCTAGGCCCAGCATATATGCGTCCTCACGCGCCTTCCTCACCAAGCTGCCTGATTCCCACCAGTGCGCTCTACGCAGGCCGTTTTTAGACAGCCGGGCATCGGGACTAATGGTGATACTTATGGATCGAGTTGTTTTCATTCTCAAACAATCGCGTGCGAACTGGTCTACGTCAGTATATATCTGCCGCTCGTCAGGTACCACCACGTTCCACTGGTCCATGAGTGTGGCCCAGGACACTCGTTTATTGCCAGTATAAAACTCAGCTAGATCGGTCATATGTATCGTGACCGTGGCGCTTGAGGCTTCCATCCGTTATGTCCGTTGTGGTTACGATTACGATTAGTTTTGGAATTACTGATACACCAGCTCTGCCAGACCCTATATAGATCCACGTATGTGCGCTTGCCACGATCAGTTGAGGTCCACCACACCTTCCGCTTATCGTCCCATGCTAGTTTTGCACATATCTGGATTACAGTTTCCTCCGCAGTCTGATCTGAGATATCCCACTTCTCCAAGAACGCCTCGCATACCTCCTCCGACGGTAACGGGGGAAACTTAGCCTGGAGTTGGTGATACCAGGTATCGTCCTCATACGCAGATTCAGATATCACTCCGCAATGTATGCACGGCGCTCCAGATGTTCCTACCATTCTGATCCCCCTTCCTGTTTCCCTTCCATAGCGAATCATACCCCCTCCCACTGTGACACCCACTTTTTACTCCCGATCCCCTGGCCGTGCCCATAAGTGCGCACCTGCCCTACACTGCTGGCTCTGTAGTGTACGTCCGTAGACGCTATCCCAGGTTTTATGACCGAGACGTGGGATCAGAGGTCTCTATTATCCACGCTCCGCCGCAGAGCCCAGCTATCGTAGGTGACGTGGTTTTATTGACTTGGAGTTTAGATATCTGCTAGCATCTAAACGGCACTTGCACTACAGAGCCTAGTTAATGACTTGGTGATTAGAGTCCTCCTCGTTATGAACGGAGCCTTGAGTGCGCCGGTGTTAAGACTGGTAGTTGTCACCCCTTCTATCTGTCTGTTGGTTGACGCCAACTAGGGAGCCCGTGGAATTATCCACGGGTTTTCTTTTATTCATTCTCCAAGACCTTGAGCGAAACACCTGCTAAGAAACCGAATATACCGCCGATGACGGCTGTGACAATCTCCGTGGCCTGCATCTCCATGCCGATGACCAATGCTGTGATGGAAAACACTGTGGCGCATAGGATACTCAGTGCTATTTGTGGTCGGAGTTTTCCAAAGGCCATGCTACCTCCTGCTAGGGCGGACTTATCAACTCTTCCGTATTTGAATCAAGGTCAGCGACCTTGAACACTGTGGTCGTGGCGATTACCATGTCTTTTACGGCGAGCCCGTTCCCGGCACCTACGACTATACGGTCTACTGTAATTGTGTCGGCCTTAACCCGGCTGATGAGGCAACCTCCGCCTTTTGTCAGAAGGGATTCTATTCGCAGGACATCAACCTGGCCGTTAACGTTTAGGGTCGGAGTTTCGATACGGATCTGGTCGTATGTGGAGTTAGCAACGGCCATGTTCTCAGCCCGATTTCCGCCACCAATGCCCCTCATAATGGGCGTACCTACAGTCGGCGACACTGATAACCCGTCCGCTCGCGTGCCTCGCACTATTAGAGTGTGCGTCTCAGTATCCTCCATCCGAAAAGTCGTGCATCGCCACCGATCAATTATGAGGTGACCAACCTCCAGGTAATTATTCTTCGCTGCTGAACCACCTATCTCGATAGCATTCGTCTCGCCCGACGGTAGTGCTGAATTGGGGTAAGAAGTGCCTACGGAAATGGAGTCCAGAGAAATTTCTGCTACTGGTACGCTCGAAAGCTGGATCAAGAGGGTATTATCTCCCTCTGCATACGCAATAGCCGGGATGTCCATAGGCGCTATATACGCGCCAGGGTCTCCGCGACTGAAACTTTTGTTCGCAAATACCGTTTCATTTACGATAACGCCCGTTCCAGCGGTAGATCCTGCAACTAGTAACCCCACAGCAACCTGCGGTGAGACCCCAAAATACCTAAGTAAATTGTAGGGAGCCTTCGCCGCTGTCCAGACCGCCCGCCACTTCGCTGATTCCTGGTGGGCGTACTCAATCTTAGCAAATACCCAGTCCCTACGCCTACAAACCATACGGTAAAACGCTAGGGGTGAGGCTCTTAGGAGTCGGCCTTGAGCACAAATCCAATGCCAGATCCCAGCCAATCCTCGACCAGGTAGGGACCAGAACAGGTAACGTAGGGGCCGTATTAGTTTTGTTACCATGCACAACACCTATTCTGAGGTCATTACTCCTCTGTGACGCCGTTCTCATCACCCTCAAGGGCTATAGCCGCCACAATCTCCCAGGGGTTAGCGTAGTATTCACACTGGTCATCGAATTTAACCAAGTACTGGAATATGTCTGAGCCTTTTACGTTGTGGCCCAGGATGGATACACTCTGGGCGTTTTTGCTGCCATGTATGCCGAGCCAATGGTGTTTGGTTTGGGGTGCTCGTTGCGCTACGAATTGACCCCGTATCGCCACAGGGTACAACACATGTGGCGGATTGGCTACCGTTCGGGGCGCTATTGCTGGTTTAGACATCATATCCACCTCGTTTATATTGTCGTTTCTGATATCCATTCACGTTGGTATGGGGCCGTCCAGCCTCTATGGCGGCATCTAGGCCCATCAGCCGCCATCCGACCTGAGAGGCGAAAGCTCTTCCTACGACACGCGCATATCTTATCGATGTTGGTCTCGCCCACCGCTGGTATGGCCATCCGAGGCAGTCCATGACCTCCGCTACGATTGCGCCGTTTTGTCGGTGCAGCCAATACTCTATGTCCAGATGGATCTCGCCCCGTGGGTGCACCGTACACATATCGAGGCTCCAGGCGTGCATCTGAGACTCCTCGATATTTCTGGCACCCTGCCTATGGACGATGACGCCGAAAAAGAGAGGCCGAAAGGCCCGATGCGTGTAATCTCGGTGGCTACAGACCACGCAATACCGCTCCTCGTCGTTTGCGATCATGTAGCCACCGCATCGGTCACATGTTGCATTCATTCTGCGCTTTCGCGCAGCCAAGCCTCAGCGGCATCGTCAATTGTGTGATCCTCAAAGTCATCTGGTGCTATTGCCCGGCTACGCTGGTTAGTAATATGTGTTTTGCACTGGTCCCACGCCTGATATATGGTACGACCAGGCTTGGAGTTCACCCAAGAGGACACTGCAAAACTGAGCTTAGTTCCGGGATTCTCACGCATGTACTGGTCCACCTGCAACGCCTCGATGATTTCCTGGTTTGTCCACTCATTCTGCTGGAGAGCCTGACCGAATTCATCCATCGTCATGGCCGGCTGATCGCGCACGGTATTGATTGTCGGCATCTGAGTGAAATCGTTCTTCATGTCTATAGATGGGCCATTGCACCCGGCGCCCCCAGTGCGCCATGCTGAACAGCTCAAAAACTCTACGCCGTCTTTTTTCCGAGTTCTAACTACAGTCGGACTGCCGCACCTATCACACGCGGGCAGGTTGCGTTCCGTAGTGTTTGTTTCTTCCTTCTTGCCCAGCATCTCCTCGTGGGGAGTCGGAGAGTAACCAGCTAGGACCGCCACCCAGGAGAAATTGAGGCGCAGTGCTTTGGCGGTTGCCCAAGTTTGTGCGGCACTCATTGCCGCCTTGTGCTTGGCCCAGCCGTCGAAACTCCGACAGGGGAAGTCGTCAAGGCCACAGGTCATCGATGCACCGCCGCGTATCATCCCGGTGCGAATATCTACGAGTTCCACGTATGCCTGATAGGCCACTATCTCATCGCCCTCATATATAGGTTTGACCGCGTCGTTATTTGGCGGTTTTGCAGCGACGGAGTTGAACGCACCGATGGTCTCCCATGCTTCCGCGTGCAGGTGGTCCTTGCCGCCGATCCTGGTGTAGAGTTTCTTGTCGTTTACGATCTTCATCAGGACGTCAGCTTGCTCTTGCGCACGTTCCACTATCTCAGCGGGCGTTCGCTCTGGTTGCACCAGCTCCTGGCGCACCTCTGGGATGATCGCTAGATTCTCATTAGTCATATTCATTTTCCTTTCCGCCGTTCATTGTTTCATCGATGATTGCTATACCCGGTTTATACCGTGCGGCTAGTCGTCGCACGAGCGCGTGTGTCTCCGCTTCGATGCGGGCTACTGAAGCCCCCGAATCCTGCGAATCAATGGTGCATTCCCAACTTGGTAATCCCTTGCTTGTCGTTGATATACTGATCCGATACCTGATATTCATTCCAGCTAACGTAGTCATTGTTACTCCTAGCGCGATAGCCACACATTTTAGGCGCGACCTGCGTGTGTAACTGCGCTTCAAAATTGCCATTTAGTGGATTGCCACAATATGGACACTTAAACCACATGTTTTCCTCGCTACTCTGTGACGCCCAACGTCTCTGTTGCCCGCCCATTCCAGCTACTTCTCGTAGAAATCCTCTATCCTTAATCGATGGCCGTCATCATGATGCAGGATTGCGAAGGCATATGGATCAGGCGCATCCAGATCATATGCCAGCCGCCATTCGCGCCAGAGGCAGGCATAGAGTCGTTTTTGTACTATACGCAAAGCACCTTTATGATTCCATATCTTTTTTCTATCGACGTTTTTGGCGTCCACCTCAGCCCGGACGGTGTCGTACATTGATTTCAGGACGCCACGGGATCGCAGGATCGCGTGACGTATCTGTTCGCCGACTCGCGTCACATGGGGATAGGCTGGGAGCGGTCTGACAGTACGTTTGCCGCGCTCTCTACGTGGTGGTACGCCATCTACCAGGTCGAGTCCCATCCCCCTCCAAAAACTTGATACTCTGGGGGCACGTTCTATATCGCCGCCAGCGGCGACGAACGAACCGCACAGGTATGAGCCTAGCCCCCTGATCAGCGCGAAATGTTCGGCTAGGGGATGCTCAGTCGCCAATTGCTCCAGTTCAGTTTTGGCGTCTCTCTCAGCGACTAGCATCCTATCGTAGTGGCTTGGCCCAAATCCGAGATCGTCCAGAGCCTGTTTCCGTATCGAGCCCGTGTGCGTGACCTTAGGTGGGCCGCCCGCCCAACGGAACGTGGTAGGGTGCCAGATGCGCTGCATCCACAGCCTCTGACGCTGTGCCTCCTGCATGACAAAGAACATGGCTAGGATTTCCTGGTCTAGCTGCCTCATATCTCACCGTTAGTCTCAGCGAATAATATATCCTCACCTTCGCCCAAGAATCTGCTGACGAGCATCCGAAATCGCGGACGTGTGGGTTGAGCGCCACGTCGCACATCCTGTAGGTACGCCATGCTATATCCAGTTCGTTTCGACAGATCCTCCAACGTATATTCATCCCAGAGATGATTCCTTATGCGTTTCATTCTTCGATCTCCTTCTCTTCAAAGGCATAGTAGTCGTGTGGCATACCCGTTGAGCTGAACCTTTCGACACATGAGAGACAGGTGAGACCCTCGTCTGTGTGCGTCGTCTTGGCATCGCATTCTAGGCACCACGCTTTTTCTGTGTCAGCGTCCATATGTCTCCTACTCTATGACAAGTTCCTTCGTGTCATCGTCAATCTTTGACCCGTCATCATTTTACCTTTACAATCTTAATTGCCTGACCTCCGATGTTTTGGCTCGAATGGAATCACCCCTGAATCTTTCCGCGTCTGGGCCGCTTTACGCGCCCCTGCTGAATTGCTCTGGCCAATTACCCGCTCGTAGCCGGAGCGTATGGCCTCAACTACTTTGTTCGGTAGGACGACTCGATGTCCGACGTTGTCGAGGTCTACCCATTGAAGCTCCAGCGTCCAGCGCCGATCAAGCCGGGTCAGGACGCCGTTATATGTGGTCGACTGCTCGAAGGAACCCGACTCGAACCATTCCGACTTCGGCCTACCATCAATGCCTCGCGCCATCTTGGTGCTAGGCTCCGTTACGACGACGTTGAATCGCGTCATGAATTGTCCAGGTAGCTTGTCGCTGTTTTTCCTCACGACTGTGCCTCCTTGTACTTAAATCCGTGTGTAGTATACACTACATTACTTATATCATGTCAATAGTTCAACTATAGATCACGCCTTTGACTTGCACGACACGCCCGTTGCGGATCTGGCCAACGACTCGTATTTTACGCATTACACTACCATCCTGATGCGCTTCAAGATCCGCCGCCATAGTGTCGGCTGCCGCATGACGTATCTACGATAGATGTATTCCGCACGTCTAGGCTGGATATCGAGCGAGTCTGCGATTGCCTCATTGGATTTGCCTATCTCACGCAGCCGCCGCACTGTGTTTTTCTCCCATGGTGTCACACGTCTATTCCGCCGTTTGTGGTCGTCCATCCTCATCCTCCTCTTCTGGATTAACTACCTCTAGATCGTCTACTAAGACCTCCTTCTTACATAGCTTACACTCGACAGAGTAAAAATCGAAATGATGCAGCTCGTAGGTGCCGTTGCAATGAGGGCAACGCAGAGCGGTTGGTCCCCAATAGGGCATCCCTTCATATGCGTTCTGGCCTTTTGTGTGCGTCATCGCTAAAACTCCTCACCGAATTGTGATTCGAGATCGCGTAACCCACTGTCGTGAGCCGAATCGATTGTCCACAAATCGCTGTGGATTGGGGCCTCTCGATCATCATAGTTTGCTTGCCTTGATCGAACAAATTTGATATGGTCGCATTCGTCGCGACCTTCCTTTTCTGCGCCGATAGGCCCGTGGACGTAGCAACTCCACCCATAGGGGTCCCACTTATAGACCTTAACTCCCGGCCCCGGCCCGTCGGATACCAGCCAGACTCCATGTGATGTTTCAATCATCGATCTCATTTAATCCCGCCCGAATCCGAGCGGCAGATCGATGTCCGACGCCTCAGTTATAGTGTCGAGAGCGCCAGCAATATCTAGGTCGCAAACCTCTTCCAATTTCGCGCAGTACCGGCTGCTTAACAAGTTCTCAGGCAAGTTGTCCAGGATATCCTGGTATTCGTCCCTCATGTAATTTAGATCGCTCAAGGCATCTAACGCCGCATGACATAATCGCTGCCACATCTCTGGTTTAGTTTCTGTCTTACTCACGCGCTGGCTCCTTTTCTGTATGCCACCCACTTGCCTACGTCCTCAGCCGAACCGTGTGCCTCAACTGGCAGTTCCCAGTGCATCCATCTGATGATGTTAGGCAGCTCGTTTAAGTTTGCAGGGTCCGCTCGCATCACTGCCTCTCTCAAATTGTTTTTTAATACTGCAGTCAGGAAATGTCCGGGGACTCGACCGTCCTCAACATATCTTCGCATACCGTCCCTGAGACCTTGCGGTAATTTTGTATACGTGTACATAGTTCTCCACTCCTCTTTCCCGGTGGTGGCCTCATCGATTGCGGCCTCAGCTTGTGCCCACGGTATCTAGTCATCTGAGGTGTGGATCAGCTTTGTCCATTCACGCAGCTTGTCGTGATCGAAACAGGTCAATCGGTCATAGCCCGTACCGTACTGCTCTGCGAACTCAGCACAGGACTCAGACTCCTCAGCTTCTAGATCAGGCCATGTCTCC